AATACCGGGGCTTTTTATTGCCAACCCTCGCTTGACTAGGTAATCTATTGGTGGGACAAACTATTCAAATGCCTTCCAATACGCAAGACACGCTGGCAGGACTGCGTAAATGGAGGCTGGAGCAAGACAACAGTGGCCCCTTCCGGGTCTACCGCGACATCAAAGGTAATGTATACCATAGTGTTACACACATCCTGAAGGAAACGAGCGATAAAACGGGGCTGGAGCGTTGGGAAGCCCGCCTGGGACCAGTCGAGGCAAGCTGCCAGCGCAACGTTGCCGCCACCCGCGGCAACATGGCCCACTCTCAGGCGGAGTATTTACTGAAAACCTCCCAGCAGCTGGCACGTTCCACTGCAAACAAGCGCAACGCCATCCGCTGGGACGATCAGGGACTAGCCCGGATTCCCGCGCCAATCACGCAATGGGCACTCAAGCGGGTTCGCCCCAACGTCCCCCGCGTCGGCTGGAGCGCCTCCGGTTACGCCCGCAGTCTTTCCGACTGGATCGCCGAGAACGTCACCGAAATTTTCGCCAGCGAATTTTCTATTCACCACCCGGCAGGTTTCGCTGGAACGGCAGATGCCCTGCTGGGATTCAAGAACAACTCCATCGTGGTTGCCGACTGGAAAACCAGCGTTGGCCGCAAGACCACCAAAGATGAGGACGGCCTGGAACGTTTGCCTCCCGGCCATTCATACATTGACCAGTGTGGGGCTTACAGTCTCGGCCTCAAACACCTGACCGGACTTGAACCGACTGGAGCTGTGATCGTTCTGGCCCGCCGCTGTGGAGCGCCAAACATTCATTGGATGACCCCCGAAGAACTACAGCAGGCTGAGAAGTCATTCATGGCCAGGGTGGAACAGTATTACTCCGCTCTCCAGAATCCCATTCAAGTCTCAGCCTGAGATTCCATTCATGGATTTACCGCTGGGCATCACATGCCATTCATGCCGCTGGTACGTCTCTGACACCTGCCGGCGCCATTCACCAGGCCATTCAGGATGGCCATTCACTATACCCGATGCCTGGTGCGGTGACTGGGAGCGGCGCTGGGACAAGGTGGATGGTACCTGGCAGCCTGGGGCGTCTTAGTTTGTGTCCCGTGAGTCTCACCTAAGACAAGGTAAAAGCCCCCACCGGCTGGCAGGGACTGGGGCATCAGCTCGAACGTTTGCGGGATGGCTGGCGCTTCCCGGCGTGTGCGCGGCGTGCTCGGCTGGTGCCTCGCACAAGTGGCGCGGCGTTTTCGTTTTCAACAGGCGAATCTTGTGGATTCTGTGGAAAACCGCCGGCCGCTAGCACCGCCTCAGCGGTCAACGTTTGGTGGCTGATGCTGGCGCGATCTAGAACCGCTTGGAACGCTTCGGCGGCCCGTAGCTTCCGCTGCCGGTCGTGCAGATCCGGCAAGGTCTCCAGGTTCCAACGGCTGGAACCTATCTTGCTAGCTTCGGCGCGATTCTCCGCCAGCCACGCCAGCACCGCATCATCGCAGGGATGATTCTGAGCTAACCACAGCTTGTCGGCCCATTCGATCTTCAGGCGGCGGGCAGCTTCCCGCTCCGCTTCCCTGGAACGCTTCCGTTCCCTGGCGGTGGCCCATTCCCCGTTGCTCACGGCTGAACCTCCAGGGCTTCAACGACAAACACCGGGAGCCCCTTCGGGTCGTTGACGGCAGCTGGGGCCATCGTGATGAGGCCGCGGGCCTGCAGCGATTCGGCGATGCGTTGGTCGCGCTGGGGCATGGCCACAAAATGCGGGCCGGGATTGTGGCGGAGGAAATTCAGCCAGTTGCGCTGCAGCGGGCCTAGCGGGCGGTTGCCGTAGTTCATCGCTGAGCCTCCGCCGAGATGTAGACCCGTTCGCATTGGCGCCAGTAGCTCCACTCCGTCCAGAAGGTAAGCTCACCAGACAAACGGGGCCGGTAGTCTGCCGTCACGCTGGAGCGTTTGCGGCCCCAGTTGCAGCGTTCAGGGGTGAAGCCGCCCCACCAGAACTCGGCCCCTATGGGCACGTCGGCGAAGCTGCATGAGATGTAGCGGTGTTGCATGGGTCCCTGGGTTGGGGTTTGCCCTGTAACAGTACCAGCAGCCCGGCGGTTTGCCAAGGCTGCCTGCTGTGGTACATTACGGAAGCACTACGGCAAACCCTGCCATGCAAACCGCTTCCCCCGCTCTCCTGGAGCGTATTGACCAGCTCGCTATCTGTTCGGGCCACTGGGTCCTGATCCGCGACGGTCAACCCGAAACAGACTGCAGCCACCAGTGGCACCACAGCCCGGAGGCTCATCTTGAAACCTGCCTGGCAGAACGCTGGCGCGATGTTTCCCTAGGTTTCGTGCCGTCCTACTGCGGGTTCAGCGATTACAGCCGCACCGGGCTGGTGGGACTATCCAACTTCCGCGTGCTCACGGATCCCGCCAGCACTCCAGACCCCCATGGCGGCATCTTGGAAGTTGGCTACGGCTGGAACGGTCGCGGCGTGGTGCTGGACGTGCTGCGAGTCCCGGCCGACGTGCTCGAAACCGTGGAAGCCCTGGAGAACTATCCGCTCATCAGCGAGGACGACCACAGTCAGCTTGAGTGCGACGGAATCAGCGCAGACTGGGGCGGCGAAAGCATTGCCGACCGAGTGCGGACGCTGCAGCAGCTGGGGCTGTGCGTGTTCGCGGCCCGGGATGATGCCGCACCCTGGCGCGACGGCTTCGACCGACTGCGGGAGTTGATCCTGGAGAACCTTAACGAGTACCCCACCGCCCTAGCTTGACGCCGGGCCGCTAGCGGTTCTACCATTGCACACGAGACCCCAACCCATAGGCTCACCCATGCATCACTACAACTCCGAAACCCTGGCCCACTTCCCGTGGATCGCCAGCTGCGACACCCTGCGGCCGGAGGATCTCTTGCCGAAGTTCTGGTCAGTTGCCGAAGTGCTGGCCCTAGCGGCAAACAAGCCGGAAGCCCTCAGCCCTGCCACGTTGGCCAGTCTGGAGAAACTAGTCGGCGAGGATTCCCGAGAGTCGGATTGGGATGATGCCGAAGCCTGCCACACCCTGGAAGAACTGACGGAAGCCCTGCAGGAGTTGGCGCCCGTTGGCTTCTACTTTGGAAGCCAGGACGGTGATGGAGCGTGCTTCGGCTTCTGGCTTGACGAAAGCTGGGCGGAAGCCCTGGAGCACTTTGGCCTAGGCGACGACGACCCCACCGGCTGGGCGGAGTTGATCGCTGAACTTGACGCCGACGGGATCGACCCCGAGACGGTGGAGGATTCCTACTGTGGCCGCGCCGAGGGTTGGAGCGAAGAACGGGCCGGAGCGGATTACGCCCAGCAGCTGGCGGAGGATCTGGGCGTCAAGCTGGATCAGATGGAATGGCCGCTTACTTGCGTTGACTGGGAAGCGGCTTGGCGGGAACTGGAAACGGGCGACGGTTACCGGCTGCACAGTATCGGCGGCGGTGACTGGCTGGTGTTTCGTGCAGTGTGACGCCAGCGGTCGTCGCTTCGCTCCTCCCGCAATGGGAGGAGCTTTTTTATGGGCGGTGGAGGTTAGCATGGGCCCATAGCGTTTGTGATGCAAACCGTGGAGGATTCCACCGGCCAAGATGTAACCAAACCGCAGCGGCCGTATGGGAAGCGCAATCCTGATGCGGTTATTGAGGAGCGGCGCAAGCGGCTTTATAAGCGGCAGCTCAGCGGTTTGACTGTTCGCCAGCTGGTTCTAGAGCACGCGGATCGTGAGTCTATAGCTGAAGCTACGGCCTGGAGAGACTGGGACGCCGTAAAAAGCTGGAATGAGGAAGACTGGCAGCGTGACAGGGAGTCGATAGTGTCACGATTGCAGGGGATGCGCCTCCGCGCTATTGATGCCGCAATCCGGAAGGGCCAGATCGGCAGCGCCCAGCTGTTGATGCGCGACCTCGGCGCGGTGGTCGGCGAGGTCGCACCAGAAGCGCAAGCCGCCGCGGCCCCAGTGCTTCGGGTGGAAATTGACGACAAGCGCGGCGCGTGAGACTCACGAGACTCAGCGCCTGGGGCTAGCAATCCGGCCGATCTTGTGCAACAATAGGGCCAAGCTCACCACGCTTCCCCCATGACTTCCCGCACCCTCACCGTTGCCGCCGTGCTACTGACCGCCGCAGTGGTGGCAATGGGCTTTGACAACTCCCGCCAGCTGGCACGCTGCGAGGCTACCGGCCGCGGCCCGGCAGAGTGCCGGCTGCTGGTGCTGGGCCGATAGTGTGATAGACTGACAGAGTCAACCAAGGGACACCGACCCATGATCAACACCCCCCAGGCCTGGCACAACCACTGCATGCTTGTTTGCGCCGCCGTGCTTCACTACAACGACACCGAGCTGGCCCAGCTGGTGAGCGAGCTGCAGCGCTCCTGGAGAGCTGACAAAAAGCAAAGCCAGTGGGATACCCTCCAGGCTCTCTACGCTGAGCAGCACCGCCGCCGCTTCGCCTGATGCCGGGCTAGTACGTCTGCACTACTCCCCCTACGGGGGGAGGGTCGCGGATTCTAGCCGCCTGGAGCGGGTGCCTAGGAACCTACTGATACATTCGCATTTCTCTCTTCTGTACTACACCGGGGGCAGGGGTTCAATTCCTGTAATACCCTAGAAGGTACCCGTCCCCGAAAAAATGGCCGAAACGGCTGGAACCCTCTCCCTCCGCTACGCCCAGGGACAAGTCTTCTCCAGCCGCAAACGCTTCAGAGTATTGGTAGCCGGCCGCCGCTTCGGCAAGAGCTACCTCTCATGTATCGAGTTGCTGCGTGGGGCGATCGAAAGGCCGGGCGAAACATTCTTCTATGCAGCCCCTACATACCGGATGGCGAAAGACATTGCCTGGAAGGTAATGAAAAAGCTCGTCCCCAAAGCCTGGATCAAGTCCAAGAACGAGACCGACCTGAAGATCGAACTAGTCAACGGCTCAACCATCGAACTGAAGGGCACTGAAAACGCCATGGCTTTGCGTGGCCGAAGCCTCGCTGGCGTGGTGCTCGACGAAGCCGCCTTCATGTCCAGCGAAGTCTGGTTCGAAGTCATCCGCCCCGCCCTCGCCGACAAACAAGGCTGGGCATTGTTCATCTCCACCCCCGACGGCACCGCTAGCTGGTTCTACGAACTCTGGCAATACGCCGACAGCGGCGATTCTGACTGGAGCCGCTGGCAATTCACGACCATCGACGGCGACAACGTCCCACCGGAAGAAATCGAAGCCGCCCGCAGCCAACTCGACGCCCGCACCTTCCGCCAAGAATTCGAGGCCAGCTTCGAAAATCTCAGCGGTCTCGTCGCCGTCTCATTCGGCGACGAAAACATATCCACCGAAGCAACCGATATTTCAATACTTCCACTCCTCCTGGGGGTGGACTTCAACGTGGATCCCATGTCCGGCATCTGCGCCGTCCTCAAAGACGACACCCTCTACGTCTTCGACGAAATCATGCTCACGGGTGGCGCCACCACCTGGGACTTTGCCGAAGAAGTCACCCGCCGCTTCGGCGTGGATCGCCGCGTCATCGCTTGCCCCGACCCCACAGGCGGCGCCCGCAAAACCTCCGGCGTGGGACTCACCGACCACAACATCCTCCGCCGCAGCGGCTTCAACGTCTCCAGCCCCAAAGCCCCCTGGAAAATCCGCGACAAAATCACCGCCGTCAACACCGCCCTCTTGGATGCAACTGGAACACGCCGCACCTACATCCACCCCCGCTGCAAAGAACTAATCAAATCCCTCCGCACCCTGACCTACGCCCCTGGAACCGGCCTCCCCAACAAAAACCTAGGCGTAGACCACGCTTTTGACGCCTTCGGCTACCTCTGCCTCCAACAATTCAACCTCGCCAAACACGGCACCCTCGGCCAAACCTCCTACCGCCTCTACTAACCCCAATAGACTGCAGAAAAGCCCACGAAACATGGCCAAAAAACCTACAAAAGGCCAGAAAAAGGTCGAAAAGGTCATGTCCGAATACTCCGCTGGAACACTCAAGTCCAGCTCGGGCCGCAAAGTGACCTCCCGCAAGCAGGCAATCGCCATTGCCCTCAGCGAAGCGGGCATGGCACGCAAAAAACCCACCAAAAAGGGAGGCAAAAAGTAATGGCCGCCAAGAAAAAGGGCCTTTACGCCAACATCGCAGCCAAACGCAAGCGCATCGAAGCCGGCAGCGGCGAAAAAATGCGTAAACCCGGCTCCCCTGGTGCCCCCACCGACGCCGCCTTCAAAGCCGCGGCCAAAACCGCCAAGCGACCCAAGGGTCGCAAATAAACCGGAGAAAAACAATGGCCGCCGTCTCTATCACCGCTAAAGACCGCTTCACCAACATCGTCGAATACACCGGCGCCACCATGGACGCCCTCGACGACTGGTTCGAAGTACCTGCCGAATCCTCCAGCTACACCTTCGCCGCCAAAGTAACGGGCTCCGCCACCTTCAAGCTCGCCCTGGAGTGCAGCTTCAACGGCAACGGCACCTGGTTCACCATCGACACCGCCAAAACCATCAACTCGGCCGGCGAATACGTTTACTTCTACGACGGTAAAGTCGCCGCCAAGATCCGTATGCGAATCTCAGAAGTAAGCTCTGGTACACCAGACGTCGTCCCTCACATCGCCATCGCCTACCACGGCTAACCCCATGGAAATCACCTCCGTAATGCTCGACGCGATCTTCGCCGTCAAGGGCAAGCGCAACCCCAATCTTTGGGACCCCCGCTGCGCCCGCTTCCTCGCCAAACAGGCAGCCATTGCCGCCACCCCAGCAAAAGCCAAAAAAGAAGTGGCTGCCGCACTGGAACTTGTCGAAGAAATCATCGACTAAACTCAAAACATCCCCTACTGCATAACGACCCGTGGCTTTCTTTCGCGGCGAGGAGGGCTCCATCAGCTTCAAGGACAGCTCCGGCGTCGTGGCCGCGGTCTCGTCCACCCGCAGCTGGAGC